GCTGAAGGAGAAGGTAGCAAAACTACCATTATAATTATGTTTGATGATAAAATAAATATGCAAGTGCCATTTGTTAATTTTAGAGTAAGGGAATTAGGCGAGTGGACAGATACAAATACAGATACTTACTTCAAAGATAAGAGAGTAATAGTATTCTCTTTACCAGGTGCTTTCACGCCTACTTGTTCACTACAACAATTACCAGGTTATGAAAAACAGGCAAGTGTTTTTAAAGAGCATGGCATAGATGAAATTTATTGCATGTCGGTAAATGATTCTTTTGTTATGAATGCTTGGGCCCAAGATCAGAAACTAGAAAATGTAAAAGTGATACCTGATGGTAATGGTCAGTTTACACAGGAGATGGGAATGCTTTGTCAAAAAAGAGACAAATGTTTTGGTCAGAGATCATGGAGATATGCTATGATTGTAAACAATGGCATAGTAGAGAAGATGTTTGTAGAACCAGGTAAGACAGATGACACACCTGAAGATCCTTATGGCGAGTCTTCACCAGAGAACGTGTTAAAATATTTACAGGAAAATAAGTGAATGGATTTGAAGTATATAAAGTCTACCTTGCTATCAAACTTCACTTCACAAGTAAAAACCAGAGTTATAACTATCACCGACACGCTGGGAAAACAACAGCAAGGTTGGCCACATTTACTAAAAGACGGGATAGGTATTTTTTTCACAAGTTGTCTAGAACTTATAGCGATACTAATATCGCTGACTATTTTGTCAGTAATTTTATTGCCAATACTAATCTGTGGGTTGGGGATATCATTGGTAAATCAGGTGACGAAAACTATAAATCGTGGTCGAGAAGGGTAGAGTCTTTACATTATTATTATGAACAAGATATTGAATACATATTAAGTATGGTTAATGATAAATTAAGTTTTGATGATTTATTTACCTCTAAAGTAGGTCAACATCCACCAATAGTTAAATATCTTTTATCTAAAAAAATTAATATTGAGACACTTATAATACTAGATGATATATTAAGGTTCTCAAAAAGATTAAATAAAACTATAAAAGAAAAAGTCATATGGCCGAAATTATATGAGAGAATGATAAGATACAAACCATTTTTAAAATATAATATAACAAAGTTTAAGATGACACTAAAAAAGAAAGTGAAGGAAATGTAATGCCTAAAATGAGAGATTTTAAATTTACTGGTGGTGAAGAACCAAAAACAGTTGAGGCAATGAGTTATAAGAAAGCTGTTAAGTCTTATCAAGGTAATCACGATATAAAAAAATATGGTAATCTAGTTGAAGTAGAATGGACTACAAAGAAAGGTAATGTATATTTAAAAACACAACAATTACCTATGGGTAGGAAAGATAAAATAGGAAGATGAGAATATTAATAATACTTTTACTGCTAACAGGTTGTACTGCTTATAAAGATGGTTCTTCTATAAGAGCATTTGATCCTACAACCTCAGTTATATCACAATTTTTAAAAGCTGCTGTGACAGGCGACACTAGCGAAATTAAAGTAAGTAAAAAAGATGATGAAAAAGAATGGGAGAAAATAGATGAGTGAACCAATTGATAGAGATACACACGACCATGATATGACCTACGAAAATGAGCAATCAATGGTCACAATACCGTTAAAAGAATACGATAAATTAAAAGAACAAGGTAACTATATTACAGATCCTAGTTTAATTTCTGTAATAGATAAGATAGAAGAACTGGTAAGAGCATTGAGAAAACACATTGTAAGGAAATTTTAATGAATAAAAAACATTGGGAAAAAATAGATAAAGAAAACGAATATATAATGGAGCGTATGCACCCAGCAGTTATGATACCAGGATTCTTTATTGGATTTATGGTACTTATCGGTTGTTTATTTAAAGGATATATGGGATGGTAGATTTATTAAAAGAAGTAAAAAAATATAGAGACGAAATGGTAGCAAGAAACTATCCGTTTCAAGCAATATCAGATATAATAACAAAATACGAACTAGAAAATCCGCCTGTTGCCATTAAAAATGATGACAGAGGACCATTAGACTTGACAAGACAATTGGAAGAAAAAGATAGAGAGATTGCCAATTTAAAAGAGAAGTTATGTCAATGTGATGCTTGACAAGGTCGAAGGATTTTGATATAATATTATTATGAAAAATATAATGATAGCATTTTTAGTGTTATGCTTTACCGCTTCTGTGGGAAACACTACTGAGACTAAAGAAAACAAAGTACAAACTTTTATAAACAATGAAATTCAAAAGACAAAAGAATATCAAATTAAAAGTTGGCAAAATGGCAAAGATCAGATTGCTAGAACTATTAATCAAATAAAAGGTTTCTTTGTTAAGAATTAGACTTATAAATAATACTATACGAAATATACAGATACAACAATATACAATTAACATACAAGGAAAATACATATGAATACAAGTATAGCGGCCTTAAAAAGGTCAAAGTCAAACCTAGATACTCTAGTCAGCGAACTTAATAAAGTTGCTGAACCACAAAAACAAAAACAATCATACTCAGATGACAGATTCTGGAAACCTGAACTCGATAAATCAGGCAACGGTTATGCTGTCTTTAGATTTTTACCTGCTGTAAAGGGTGAAGATTTACCTTGGGCAAGACTATGGTCTCATGCCTTTCAAGGACCTGGTGGTTGGTATATTGAGAATAGTTTAACTACTCTTAATAAAAAAGATCCAGTAAGTGAATCAAACAGTTTACTTTGGAATTCTGGTGTTGAAGCAGACAAAGAGATCGCAAGAAAAAGAAAAAGAAAATTATCTTATATTGCAAATATCTTAGTTGTCAATGATGCAAAACATCCTGAAAACGAGGGTAAAGTATTCTTATTTAAATTTGGTAAAAAGATTTTTGATAAGATTACAGAGGCAATGAAGCCAGAGTTTGAAGATGAGAAGCCTATCAACCCATTTGATTTCTGGGAAGGTGCAAACTTCAAATTAAAGATCAGAAAAGTTGATGGTTACTGGAACTATGATAAATCAGAATTTGATAGTCCTACTCCTATTAAAGAGAATGATGAGGCTATCGAACAGATATGGGAAAAACAATATGCCCTAAAACCATTTCTTGCACCTGAGAACTTTAAATCTTATGATGAGCTGAAAAGCAAACTTGATAAAGTTTTAAGTGGTACAAGAAACACTGGTACAGCCGAAGATGTTGCGATCCCACCTGTGACAAACGTGGCACCAGTGCAATCAGAAACAGTTGATAATACTCCAGCTTCTGCTGATATTGATGAGGATAGTGATGATACACTATCTTATTTCAGTAAATTGGCAGAGGAAGACGAGTAATCTCTCCACCTGTTTCTTATGGGGTAGGGTGTCAAACCCTACCCTCCTTTATTATAAATAAACATACGACATTATGAATAAGTTTTGAGATATCAAATCATATAAAGGAGATTATATGGAAATTATTAATAAAATAAAAGATTGGTCTAGCGCTTTAGCAGATGTGGGTGTATCGTTAATCGCATTAGGTATTGTTTTAGAGGTTTTATTTAGCGGACAAAATGTACCTTTCTGGCCAAATATTAGTGTAATAGGTAATGTACAATCAATTATTGCAGGTTTTTCTGCTCAAGGTTTAGTTGGTTTAGTTGCTGTTTGGGTACTATACTCAATATACACTAAAAAATAATTTAATATAATACTAAGGGGGCTTCGGCCCCCTACCTATGACAACAATATGAAAGTGAATTATGAGTAAAGATAGATTAGACATATCAGATAATACCGCTATAAGTATGCCAGTTAGAAATATGTTGGCTATTATAGGGGCAGTTGCAGTAGGTGTATGGGCCTACTTTGGTGTATTAGAAAGAATCACCATGTTAGAAACTAAAACGGTACTAGCAGAAAAAGATTTAAACGCTCACGTTGAGAGATTAGAAAACGATTTAACAAAAAATACAGAATTTAGGATTAAATGGCCACGAGGCGAAATGGGTGCTTTACCTGCTGACGGTGAGCAATTTATGCTAATAGAGGACCTCTACAAATCAGTAGAGAAAATTGAAAAAAATCTTGAACAAAATATGACAAATAAGGTAAACATTGAAAGACTACAAAAAGATGTAGAGAAGATGTTGAATGACATTGAAAAATTAAAGGATGCTGATAGAGAAATTAAAAACGGGCATTAACAATGATTATAGAAACAGTAGTGGCTTTATTAATGATAGTCAATTCTGAAATCAAGGAGCATAGAATACAAGAAAACTTATCTACTTGCCTTAAAGGTAAAAGAATAGCTGAAAGAGAATATAGTCAAGGCGTAAGGTATCAATGTATAAAAAGTTTAGCAGAACTTGAAACGAATATTGACGGATCATTAACTATTAAGAAACTAATATTAGAATAAAATGTTTTTTGAGATACTAGTAGAATTTGGTTTACCAGTTGCGGCTGCGTCAACCATGGGTGTGTTCATTTATATTATTTTAAAATATATATTAGGTGGTGTCGTGGGTTCTGTAAAAAGTCTTCATGGTATTATCATGGGACTAGATAATAGAATACAGACCATGAACAATGACTTACTTAAATTAGATATACTTGTTTCACACGCTTTAAAAATAAAACCAGATGAAGAAAGAATAGCGAGAGCAGACGGAAAGGACGATGCTCGAAAAGATTAATGACTGTCATTGAAATATTAAATCAGTATGGTTTTGCAACCTTGGCAGCAATTGCCATGGGTTGGTTTATTTTCTTCATCTATACTTACATCACACAAGAGGTCACTAAAAAATTATCAGACGCTTCAGGTGCGTTAATACAACTCATAGATAAAATTAGAAGATTAGACAACGATATAATTAGACTAAGGTCTAAAGTCAACACAATAATAACCCTCCAAGAACAAGAAAAAGACAAAA